TGACTGTTTTATTTTTCTTGTACAATTTACTTGATGTTGTTTTATATTTCCGTGCAATTTTTTGAAGAGTATCACCTTTTTTTACGGTGTATGTCTTAGTTTTTGATTTATTATTTGTCCTTTTCCCGCTAGACGTTGTCTTTTTAGTTTTGGATGTCTTTTTGTACGTCTTGATTTCTGGAGTCCTATGTTCCTTCAATTCAACGCTGTAAGATATCGTTCCAACGTCTCCACCTTCCTCTGTTCCAGTATAGGAAGTAATGTCTGCATATATATTGATCGCGAAAGGTGCATTTTCAAGGACAAAATGGCACGGTTTTGATGCATTTTGCAACGATATCATCCATTTGTGCCAACTGCTAGGTTTTCTAAATTCCTTTTTCAAACACGCACAATAATTGCTTCCATATGTAGCCGGAAAAAAAGAAGAGAAAGAAATGACCATTCCTTCCCTTTTTCCCTTGTGAATGATTTCACCGAATCGATCAATGTCAATCGATGTAGTTTTTCCCTTTACGGTAATCTTAATCTTTTCTGGAAGCATTGGCACTACGTATACTTTTTTATCATTGTCGTAATTAAAATACATTCTATATTTCGTAGGATTCTGTGTTTTTTTAGTACTCATAGGACTCATCACCTCCAACAAGCGCTTCCTGTTCTATGATTGATACAAATACATCTTTGGCACGTTCCATAAGCACCTCGAGAATATCCTCTTTCGTAAGACCTCTTCCGGTTGCTATCTTGCCACTTCCATTGATGTTAATATCAATTGTCCTGTTACTGCTTTTTTCACCAGCATTTCCACTTGCATTACCTTCATTCACACTTGAAGTAGGCTCCACCTGAATTGGTTTATCGTCACTAAGCATTCCTAGCCTTTCACCAGTTTCTCTCCAGATTTCTTTCGCATTATCAGAGCCATCAATCGGAATGAACGCTTCTGGTCCTGCTTCTGCAAATACACCATAATGAGGTTCGTCAAAAATGCCACCAGTCGCATGGGCTGTTACGGTTGCTGTACCGCTTCCTCCACCAGAGAATGTGATTGTCTTCGTTGGGTTTGCAATACTATAATCAACGGTAATGCTAGCCTTTGTAGTGGCTGTGAATGTCTTATCAAATGCCGATTTCAATGCTGACTGGAATTTGCTTGCAAAACTACTTGCAGTTTCTGAGAAGTTGTCACTTCCCGTCTCTGCCGTGACATTCATTGTAGCTGTGGAACTGATAGTTTGATCTTCTGATAATTGTGTTTTGTCCTCGTTTCCTGTTATGTAGGTTTTATTCGTTGTAACTTCCTGTTCTGCTGTTCCGGATTCTAATTTTTCTGTCCCTGAATTGTTTAGCTGTGAAGTATCTTTTTCCCCTTCAACATAAGTAACATTTGCAGTTTTTTCAACAGTAGTATCCTTTCCAGCTTCACTTTTTGCTGTTTCTTCTGCTTTTTCTCCCACTTCAGTTGCTCCAGATTCATCAACTTCTCCAGCTTGTGTTGTCACATCAACAGTTGCTGTAGTTTCTGCCTCTACATCTGATTCAGATAGTATTTGATTTATCTCTTCAACCGTCATTCCAGTAAGTTCTGCAATCTGTTCAGCATCCATATCAATGCTAGATAGCCGTACAGTTAACTCATCCATATCTAGCGGATCAGTTGTTGTTTTGGCTAATGCAATATCTAGAGCATTTTTAAGCTCTTCTGGAGCAGACTGAGTTCCATTCTGAATTGCCTGCACAAGTGCATCATTAGCTGGATCTGCTACCATCTGATTGGCAAATACCTGCCATGCTGCACTCTGATCACCAGCCGCGGCTCCAATTTCCATAGCATTGTTGAATGATGTCATAAGTTCTTCAGGAATAGCTTGCCCAGCTTCTCTATATTCAGACATTAAATCTTGCATAGCTGAAACATCTGGCTGCATTGATTCGTATACGCTTTCCAATGCTTTTTGGTCACCAGAACTAAATATTCCAGCCGACACCATTGCTTCATTACTTCCAGCCATCAGTTTCTCAAACAGTTCTGATGAATCGGCGTCCCCGAGCATTTTCCCAGCTTCTGAGAGATAATTTTTCGTCTGCTCCTGCATCTTTGATTTATTTTCTTCCAATAAATCACCGTATGTATCAGAAAGAGTTGTGGTCTCGAAATTGACGCTATTAGCCAAGGAACTAGCAGACGCATTTCGATAAGCTTCTCCCGCTTTTGATTCTAAATCTTCGTAATCAAATCCAGCCTCTTCTAACCTTCCGGAATTATCTAGCCCATGAAGAGTTGACATTAACTGCGTATAGGATGAATCTATATTTTTGTCATTCTCTTCTCTTTGCTTGCTCAATTCGTCAACAATTTTAGAAAAGCTGTCCTCCGTTAATTCTTTTCCACTTGCTGATCCATATTTTTGAGAGATAAGATCAAGTTCAGCCTGTGCATCCGCTTCTTTCCATCCGGAAAGAATATTATTCATCTTCGTCTGCAAGATTGTAATTGCTGCCTGCTCATTAACATCGAGTACACCATCTTCTAATGCTTTTTCAATCGCAGATTTCAGCTGTTTTGACAATGTGCTCATCTCTAGCTGGTCAGTAGATGCCCACTGCTCCATGTTAGATGCTAATATCTCCCCTTCTTCTGTTCCTCCGAGCATAGTTTCCACTGTAATAGTTGCAGCATAGGTACGATCTTCCAATTCATTAATACTGGATTCAATAAATGTATCAATATTCTGGGAATACTCATTTACATCAGTATCATCCCATTTCATTCCAATGCTTGCTTTCCACTCTAAAGCATCATTTTCTGCCAATGCCTGTTCTGCTTCTTCCGCTAACTGGTCTGCGTTTTCAATTTTATCAAGAGCCAGATCCATGCTGACAAGATACTTTGCATTAAGTATGTGCCCTGCAACACTTTCAATCTGAGATGCCGTCAACTCCACAGTTCCAAAATGTTCCGAAAGGCTATCATCAATCTGCTGTTCATTGTATTTATGGATTGCTGATCCAATTGCTGTAATTGCCGCTACAACTGCGGCTGCCCCTGCCGCCCATGGATGTGCGGTCAATACAGCTCCAAATTTTGCAAGTCCTCCAACAAGTCCACCTGCTTCGGATAATGCACCTCCAGCCTGTACAAGATTCACAAGTGCACCAACACGATTAATTGTCTTGAATGCAGCAATTCCAGTTCCAATAGACATAAATGCTGTCGCAACTCCCTGTGGATTTTTCAATACAGTTTCAAGCAATGGAGATAGTGCCTCTCCGAATTCTCCAACACCTTCTGTTACTGTTGATATAGCTTCTGGTACCCATTCGGTTAACAACGGAATAACTGTATTGGTAAGGTACTGAGCTCCTTCACGGGCCGTTCCTTCCATCCCTTCATATACCTGCAACTGCATTTCTTCAAACGCACTGTTCATATTTGCAAGATCACCAGTCAGATTATCATTCATCATTGCGGCTGCTTCTTCTGCCGCACCAGATGAACTTCTCAGCGCTTCCTCATACATAGAAATATTGTCCATTCCTTCTGTAAGAATCTGATTAATTCCCTTCGTGGAATCTGCTGTAAAGGTTGTTGCTAATGCCGTTGCTCTCTGGGCTGTTCCCATTCCATCAACAGCTGATTCAACATCAGTTAAGATATCAGTAAAATCACGGAAATTACCTTGTGCATCTTGAACAGCAATGGATGCATCTCCAATTTTGATTTTCCCATCCTCCATGCTGTTCGTGATATCTCTTGCAATAGCCGCAATCTGCGTGCCGGCTCTAGAACCTTTCGTTCCTTGGTTAGCCATAGCTTCAAGTAAACTGGTAGTCGTTTCAATGTCTTGCCCAGCTGAGTGTAAGTTCGCCGCACTATTAAGGTACGCCTCGCCTAACTGTGCTGCTGATGTATTGCTCTTAGACTGTGCATATGCCAACATGTCAGCAAAGTATGTCGATTGCTGTGCCTCCATACCAAATGCACTCAGATAATCAGTAAGCATATCCGATGCCTCACCGAGTCCCATGCCAGAAGCCGCAGCTAAATTAAGCACGCCTCCAAGCGCAGATGCCGACTGGCTAGCATCCCATCCTGCTAAACTCATGTACTTTAATGCTTCAGCTGACTCAGTAGCCGAAAAAATAGTACTAGATCCATAAGCTCTTGCGGTTTCTTCAAGAGTTGCGAGTTCGCTCCCTGTAGCCCCAGATATTGCGCCAACTTCTGACATCATAGCCGTAAAATTCTTTCCAATATCCACAGAGCTTGATACAAAATCTTCTATTTCACCAGTAATTTTAGCAACCGAGACAACTGCAAATGCTGTTTTTAATATGCTGCCTAGATTTAACGCACTATCGGCAGCCTTTTCTAGCTGTTCGCCAGTCTTTTTGGCATCATCTCCAACGTCATCAAGACCACTATTGCCATCAATATCATCGATTGCATCTCCAAGATCTCCAGCTGAATCAGCCAATTCGTCAATACTCTCTCCTGCACTGTTTGCAGCATCATAAAATTCATCTGCTCCCTGTGTAGCAGTGCTGAATCCGGCATTTACTTCTGATGCAAAGCTGTAAGCATCAACATCATCGAATATACTATCTATTGTTTCCCCTAGACTTTCAGCATTTCCGCTAACGCTCTGCATTGCATTTCCAGCCTGCGAAGCAAAAGTATTTGGTGCGTTAGACTTAAATGCATTGTCTATTTGTTTGCCAACGTTATTCATTTGGGCTGCTGTAGACTGTGTTGTTGTAGCAATCTTTCTCATTTTATCGCTGATATCATCAACCAGCGTCATTCGTACAGATACATCGCCCAAATTTCCACTTCCTTTCCGCTTTTACCGTGTCTTTATATAGACTTTCGCCAACCTATCATTGGAATTCATAGGTATTTCCATTGCGAGTTTTTCCGAGGCTATATAAGCGAGTTGGACATTCCGCGGCATTTCCGAAAACTCTTCCATCCGGAGTCCTCTTTTCTGCCATAAGATGTGCGCCCACATCCAGTCCGTGACATTCTCGTCCTCGCTTTCCCCGGACATTAGTTTTTTAATTCTTCAACAACCTCTTTATCGCTCTTTTTTTCTACAAGCCCACATGCCTCCATCAAACATTTATCTGCATACTGAAAATCATCTCTGTCAGGGAAGATTATTGTTGGCATTTCCAATCTGTCATATACGCCGTAATATTCCATCAATTCTGGATCGTCGAGCTTAGGCTGAACAAATGCCTCTACCATGATATCGAGTCCAGCTGAATCTCCATCATAATCAACAACAACTGCAACCTGTCCATTATTTCCAATGATAGGGCGATCTCCGTTTCTCTTATCACGGAATACAGATTTTGTTCTATGTCTATTTCTGATTTCCTTAATTTCTTTCGTAGAAAGTCTCTTAATGATAAATGGAATCGGATCCCCTTTATCATCTACAAAAGTATCAATTCCAGGAAACTCCATTGTTCCACGATCTTTAAGTTCTGCTTTCATAAAAGCTTTAATATTTGTCATTTCATTTTCCTCCTAAATAATTGGGAGGGTCTTTATTCCCTCCCAGTTTAATATCAATGTTACGCGATTCTCTTAGCTCCGAAGGTGATGCTTTCTTTAACAACATCCCCTTCCGTATCCATATCAATAAGGTTAATGTCTCCAGTTGGCACACAGCCAACACAAGTAACTTTTTCACTTTTATTATTTGCGTAAAAATCAGAATTTACATCAGTCTGAACGCCCTGAATTGTCATTTCAGGTGTAACGCCATTCTTAATGTATCCATTTACCATTTCACGGTAACGTCTGGTAGTTTTCCATTCTTCGATGGTTAATTCGATGTCATAACCAATCCATCTGCGGTTAGTCCCTTTTTCTGAAAGCTGTTTTCCTGACCATACATCTGGTTTGAAAGTAACTTTAAATTTACAAGAATCAGCAACAAGCACACCATCAATGTATACTTTCCCT